ATGTCAAGCCTGATGCCGTACAGACAATCGCAATCAACAACCCGGGTGGCTGTGAGGCATTCTGGGTCACGAAGGAGTTTGCCGACGAGTACTCGTCCGAGGCAAACTTTGACTACAGCATCGACATGGCTCAGCATGGATATCTCATGAGCATGGGCAAGCCCTTGTATTTGCGTTATGTCGCCCACCAGACGTCGATCGGCGTGGGTGGCGATTCGACCACCGGTCAGTGTACCGGCGATTGGCGCAAGTATGTCGAGACCTTTGGCACGCTGACGAAGTACAAGTTTCATGACCTGATGGAGGAATACCGGACCAAGATGACAATCATGTATCCTCGTACCGGTCACGGACTCGCAAACACGCTCATCTACCTGACCGACTTTTACAAGGATCGGTTCGTACTGGACGGTGTGGTGCACGACTCGATTGCCGACTATGAGATGGGACGTTGGCTCAACTTCAAGTTTCCGACGACGAGCCTCGACGGCATCAAGACTGTCTACGAACCGAAAATCTTCATCAACCCGGGGACAATCAAGGATGTTCACGCGACGATTCGAAACCTCATCGAGCCGTCCGCCGAACTCAAGGAGGTGCTCAAGGAGCACGCCTCGATCGTCAAAGGAGTGTCGTCCGGCCTTCACGTTCGGCGCGGCGCATCCGCAAAGGACAGTCGGGTCATTGTCGAGGTGGACAGTGACACGTTTGCCAATGACGCGGCGGTCGCACGATTCAAGTCGATCGCCGAGTCGTTCGGCCCCGTGTTTCTGGCGAGCGATTCACCCGAGACGAAGCGTGAGTTTTACGGTGCCCGGACGCTCGACACGACGATTGCGGTTGTACACGGTGCATGCCCCGCCGCACCGACAAAGGATCGCCGGAACGTCTTTGTTGATTTCTTTCTGCTGAGCATGTGTCCGCGAGTCTTTGTGACCGGTGGCAACTTTCCGAGCTGTCCGGGGATGTCCACCTTTGGCTATATGGCGGCACAATATGGTGGTGTGCCTTGGGAGATTGTCCAGAACTAAAGTCAAGAGCGCCATCTCCTGTATGACGGATCTTCACTGTTTCGATCTTGATGGGACACTCGTGAAAAGTGAGGGGTTCCACTATGAGGCGTATATGCGCGCCGGCGTTTGTGAAATTTCGTTCGACGAGTACACTCGGTGCGACACTGACATGACAAGTGATCCCGTGGTGTATGCGCGTAAAAAGGCAATTTTCCTCCAACTCATCGAAGGGTTGGAATTCATGCCTGGTATGCAAAGCGTGTGGGAAAACACACCCCACCCAAAATGTATCGTGACGCACTCTGATCGCGAAACTTTGACACGCATTATGGACATTTTGCCCGTGCTCAAAGATGCCGATCTGACAATTACGCGCGACGAGTGCCAAAGACACAAGCCCCATCCCGATGCGTATATACGCGCCATTCGGCACTTTCCGCAGTGTCGTCGCGTCATTGGGTATGAAGACAGCTACAAGGGCTACGTCGCACTTGTGCGCTCGGGTGCACTGGCATATAAACTCTGGCCGGCGAACGATCCCGTCGGAACGATGTTTGAAAAGTATCACGAAGGCCTCGAGTCGTTGAAGCATACCATTCGTTCGACGCTCGATGGTGTGATGCCCATCGTGACCAAGTGTACCGGGAACGTCTACTTGTCCGGAATCGGTAAGTGTGGGTACGTGTGTGAGAAGAGCGTCTCGACATGGCAAAGTCTCGGTATCCCGTGTCATTTCCTGAACATCCTCGATGCGTCCCATGGTGGGTTTGGTATCCTTCGACCTGGAGATGTCATCATGTACATCTCAAACTCGGGGAGGACGTCTGAACTCGTACAGTGTTCGAGCTATGTAAAAAAAGAATTCCCGGATGTGACTCAGGTGGGCTTTACAATCAAACCTGGTGGAACGCTGTGTGTCGACTATACCTTCCAGGTGGCGCACAGTGTCCATGAGATTGATTCGATCAACATGGCACCAACCACCTCGTCCATGGTGTTCATGGCCCTGCTCGACATTCTCGGCGTGACGATTGCCGAGTCACAGGGTCTCACGGTGGCCAAGTTTCAGAGGAATCACCCGGGCGGTGAACTCGGCAAGAAGAGCGTCGCCAAGTAGAGACTGTGGAAATAGCTCGCCGTGAGTTTGGTAAAGTTGGTCTCGAGGTATTGGGGGAGGGCGAGCCAAAGCGATACCATCAAGGTGGTTCGAATCTCCCCCGGGACAAACTGTGACATGTCGATTGGCTGAATATCAAAGGTGATGTCATCGTCCGACAACTTGTATGTGAACATCGGGTCGTTGTGGAAGGCGTCATAGCCACTGAGTCCGTAAAAAAACTTGGCCAAGTCGTACTCTTTCGGGCCGTACACCTTCTGAGATCCAAAAAACCCACGAGGATCGATACATTTGACGTCGTCGTCCGTCACGAGGATATTCCCAAAGTTGGGATCGCCGTGAATGACATGAAATGTAGATTCGGGTGGAACATACGCCTCGATGATCCGACGCAAACGACACATTGCCTCGTCGAACGAGATGATTCGAACACCATTGACGATGAGTCTCTTTGGGACGTGTTCGAGTATGTCTTCAATTTTAGCACGTCGCGTATAAATCTTGAAGACCGTCTCGCTCAAAAGCTCTTCGGTAAACTTTTGGCGCGTCACGGGGACAGACTCAAGCCGATGGATATCCTCCAGCGTCTTGTAGGCTCGGAAACGCATGGACGGTCGTGTGTACAGTGGCACGTAGCCGTCGAGATATTCCGTCACGAGCGTATCCCCAGACACGGAGACGACGCGCGGAAACGCGTGATGATCCCCGACGTGTTTGTAGAGGCCGTACTCGCATGCAAGAATGTCACGACCGTACTCGGTGAGTGCCGTTTTGACCATCACGTCGCCTCGACGTTCGACGCGATTGAACGATCGACAGTGGATACTTGATGCGTAGTCGTCAAGGTATTTGGGAATGTCACCAACGTCAATCACGTCAATCTCGTAGGAAGTCAGAGGTGGTGCGAGCGTGTCACATACATCGATCCGACCCGGAAGTCGAGGAAACCCCTGGTAGTCCGGGACGTAGTAGATACCGATGACGTTTCCGCCACCCCCTATCAGTTTGATTTCTCCATCTTGGATGGTGTACCGTGCATTGTTCTTGGCACACGTGAACACGACTGTGTTTTTCGTGTCGGGGAGTGAAATGTCGGACGTGGGGTATAAATCACACCACGTGAAGAGCGTGTTGAGCGATCGGTGTTCGATGAGCGTATCGTCGAGCGCATCAGCCGTTCCAGCCTTGTTGTCGCACGGAAGCACATTGCACGTGATCCCCTTGATGCGACTCATGTATACGCGCGTCAGGTTGACGTGACACGGATTGACAATGACGTTAAACTTAGTGCAGTGCCGACGCCAATAGTCTACAATGTGATGGATGAGTGGCCTGCCTCTGATTTCGATGAGATGTTTCGGCACGTGGTGTGTCAATGGATAAAGGCGAGTGCCTGAACCTGCTGCGAGGATGCACACCTGCTCCATCATTCCTACTGTCGTAGCAGGTTTATCTGACAATGGTAAAACGCACAAACTCCTCCGTGTTTGGGTCGTTATTCTCCCGGACGTACCTGTGTAAAAAGGACGTCTCCTTTGTTCGAAGCTGAAGCAGTTCAGTCATCATCGAGAAACATCCGTCGTAGCAGTGAAACTCGTGGGCGCGCTCGATCAGCGTACAGTAATCAAATATTGAGTCGGACCCGATCGGAAAGTAGCCTCGACAAATTCGAATGACTGGACACGACTCGTCGACACCGACGATGGGGGTGAATCGACTCGGATCCTCGTGAAGCACGATATACTTGTCGGTCCCTATATGCTTGGTGACTTTGGTATAGAACGCCTCTTCGCTCTCACGATTTCGCTCGATGCGGAACCCCGTGTGCATGAGTGATCGATCGAGTCCGGCATTCACGTAGAACGAATAGCAAAAACACTTGGTCACGTTCCAATCTGGTCCGAGGAATATGCCTGTTCTGATTGTCAGGGGTGCTTGTTTCTGCCATGCGTCGTGATCGTCGTGGACCCCAACCACCGCGACATTTTGAAGGTCTCGATACATCATCTTGACGCTCGGGACGTTGTGGTGCTTTGCGTAAACCGTGATGTGCGGGTGGACATTCGCAAAGTGACGAACCAGACCGTTACATATGAGATGATCGCCGAGTCCCATGTGTGTCAGAATACCGACTGTCATATAAAACCGTGGCACGCATGTCCTTTATGTTGGTCGACTGCTTTATGTTCTACAATGAGCTCGATGTTCTCGAGTTTCGACTTTCACTGCTTGACCCCCACGTTGATCGGTTCGTGCTCGTCGAGTCAGAGGTGACCCATGCCGGAACGCCCAAGGAACTCATCTACGAGCAGAACAAGGCGCGGTACGCCAAGTGGGCCCATAAGATTGTCCATGTCGTCGCTCGGAACATGCCAACCGACGAGAATCCGTGGTCGCGCGAAAAGTACCAGCGACACCGGTCGCTTGATGGACTTGATGGTGTGCCCGACGATGCACTCGTGATGATCTCTGACGTGGATGAGATTCCAAACATGAGCGTGGCAAAAATGATCAAGGGTCGTACGACGACGTGTCACATGCACATGTTTGAGTACTCGTTCAAGTACACATTCACGGGTGAGCCGTGGTTCGGTACGGTGATGACCCACGCAAATGAGTATCGGGCTCTCGGACCCAATTTCTTTCGTGACCACCGGTGGCGGTTCCCACACGTGCCATATGCCGGGTGGCACCTCAGCAGCTTTGGCGATGCCAAGCACATCGACACGAAGCTTCACACGTATGCACACGCCAAGGATCCGGGTCGGCACGAACACCAAACCCTGAGCGATTACGAGCGTTTCATCGAAGAGGGGTACCACCACGACGGACACACAAAGCTCATTCTGACACCGGCCGATACAGTTATGCCGCCCGGATGGGAATCAGTTTAAGGATACGAGACGTCTTTTCGACAGTATGTTTGATCAGATTCGCCAAGAGATGTTAAAAGACGCGTTTTTGCCCTACCTGACACGAACGACGCATGAAGATACGCGTTTGACGAGACACGTCATTGAGTGTCTCTCCAAACTCGACTCGAGCAGACTCACACTCCCGATACTCAAGCTCGACGGCATGACAGGTACGTTGACCCGTCACTTTTACAACAACTTGTGTTCGCTCGAGACACCCGGGCGCAAGACGGAGTATCTCGAGGTTGGTACATGGAAAGGTTCGTCACTCGTCTCAGCCATGTACATGAATGGAGACACGACGCATGCAACCGTCGTTGATAACTGGTCGGAGTTTAACACGTCATTCGAGCTCGATCCCGTCACGAAACTGCCACATGATATCGACCCACGGGGTGATTTTTTGAAGAATATGGAAACGTTCGACATTAAGGGTGTTGACGTGATTGAGGCTGATTTCTTCACGATACCGCTCAAAGCTCCGATTGATATTTACCTGTATGACGGCGCACACGCCTACGAAGATCAATACAAGGCGATTACATATGCATGGGATGCACTTGCCGATGATGCAATCATCATGATTGACGATTGGAGCATGACAGATGTAAAACGGGGCACGATGGATGCACTCCGCGACGTGAATGCCCACATCATTCAAACGTCCGAGGTGACCTATCCAGAGGGGATGGAATCAGTATCATCCGGGTTTTGGAACGGGATAGGTATATTTGTCATCAAGAAACGACAGTAATCATGCGCAGTTCCTCGTCGCACGACACGGCGTCTACGCCACACCAGCGCGCCTTGAGTCGCAAGAGGTTTCGAATCTCGTCAATGTCGAGCCAGCGTAGAAACTTGCGCTTTCGTTCGACATTTTTGAACGGCATCTTGTCGTCGAGTAAGCCTTGACACACGGGCCATGTGACGGCTCGGAGCTCCTTGAGTTCAGCCTCGTGTGCATCGAGTCGGGGCAGAATCACTTCACGCAAAAACCGAGTGCCCTCGTTGTCCCACATAAACAAAAAAGGTTGTAAAAGTTTAGATGATGAAAGCGCTATGGGATCTCTGTAGCATACCCCTCAAGATGACGTACTGGCAGAAGCTCCGCTTCATTTATATGCTCGTGCTCATATTTACGCCCCGGGTTCAGCCCGTGGTCCCTCGATACATGCCGTATATCGAGGATGAGCCGCTGTTCATCGAGGATGACGAACCCCCGATCGAGCCGTTCGCATACACGGCGCTCAAAGTCGCCGATCTCATGGCAGGTGTTAAAGGCTTGAAGACACTTTAAGAGAGATGCTTGCGGCTATCATTACGGGTGTCGCGGGTCAAGATGGTTCGTACCTTGCCGAGCTCCTGCTCGCAAAGGGCTATATCGTGTATGGATTTGCACGCTACTCGAGCGAGACGAAAATGGGACGTCTGTCTAATGAGGTGTTGACGCACCCAAACTTTCGACTCGTCAAGGGGGACATGACTGACTCGATGCGAGTCTCGATGCTCATCAAGGAGATTTCCGACATGGTTGTGTGGGATCGGATCGAGGTGTACAACCTGGCGGCTCAGTCACACGTCAAGGTGTCGTTTGAACAGCCCGAGTGGTCCGCAAACGTCAACTCGCTCGGGACGCTTCGTTGGCTCGAGGCGATTCGTCAGACAAACGACGCTCGGTTCCGATTTTACCAGGCGGGGACGTCCGAGATGTTTGGCAAGGTGCAGGAGACGCCACAGACGGAGACGACGCCGTTTTGGCCTCGGAGTCCGTACGGCGTGTCCAAGGTGTACGCCTACTGGATCACGAAAAACTACCGCGAGTCGTACGACATGTTTGCGTGTACGGGTATTCTGTTCAACCACGAGTCTGAGCGTCGCGGTGAGGAGTTTGTGACGCGTAAGATTACCAAGGCGATCGGAGAGCACAAGTTTCCGATCCGGCTTGGGAACCTGGATGCAAAGCGTGATTGGGGTCACGCACGCGACTATGTCGAGGCGATGTGGCGCATGCTTCAGCAGTCCGAGCCTATCGACTATGTGGTGTCGAGTGGCGAGACGCACTCGGTTCGCGAGTTTATCGAGGAGGCGTTCAAGTGTTCTGGCATTGCCATCGAGTGGGAGGGCACGACCGAGAAGGAGATTGGTCGGAACATTCTCACGGGGGAGCCGATGGTGATTGTCGATCCGGCATTTTACCGACCGGCCGAGGTTGATGTGCTCATCGGCGACTCGTCCAAGTTTCATCTCGCAACTGGATGGACACCTACGTGTACTTTTCCGGAGCTCGTCAAGTGCATGGTCAAGAACGACATGACTTAAAGTCTGCGTTGTCTGGTAAGTAAAATGGCCGAGACTATTACTGCAAAGTTCATCAAGGCGTTTGTTCCATCTGATAAGGCACACGTCACGTGGCTCCAGAAGATGACAATCATGGCAGAGACGTTGGGTACTCCCGACAAGCATCAACAGCTCGTCAAGGAGATTCAGGCCAATCCCATGAAGGTCAAGGTGAATGAGATTGAGGCACTCGATTGGCCTCATATTCACTTTGTGGTTGCGATGGCGTATTCCAAGGCGGTTCTGACCGGCAATGCATACATTCCCATGACACCCGTCGCCGAGGAGTGAGCTTACTCTTCATCAAGCCCGGGTTCCTTGATGAAGCTCGGGAGGTTGTAGAGTTCGGCAATCTTGAGCGCATACATCTCCCCCGGGATGCTCAACTTGAGAATCTCGCCAGACAGCTTATATTTGTTCTCCCCCTGACGAACCTCATTGAGCACGATGAGATCGAGATATGCGTCAATGCAAAACACCTGGAGCGGATCCATGGTCCATTGGCGAATTTCGATGAGACTATTTATTTCGCTTCGATCTATATGCCCACCAAAAATACTGAATGCATTATCAACCATGCGAACATCCGGCCACTTGTTCTCCTGTTTGACATGACGCTCAATCATATACGCCATAAGCGACGCATCATTCTTACGGCGAAACGCAACCGTCGCCATCTTGACGCTCTGGTCGTCGAGACGCCATGCGAAAACATCATTCTGCTTCGAGTGAAGCGTATACACACGTCGATTTGCGTCGCGAGTAGTCTTGTCTGGCGCAAATCGAGGTGGCTTTGTGACCACGAGAGACATGTTATTATACGGCACTATTCTTCTAAGGGCGTGCATACGGACGCTTGAGGGACCGATCGGCGACACTGTCCTCCATCTTGGACTGGGGGGTATAGCCAGAGTATGACCACGTCAACGCAACGTAGAGAGCGACAAGCCCGGCGACGAGCTTCACTGCATCCTTCATCTTGACATGGGCTGAGAAGATTTTAATCTTCCTCTTCTTCGGATGCAAGTCGACTCCAAAAGCTCGGTCGGAACACACGATGTACCGGCTCAGGCGGCGTTACGTGTTCTGGCTCCGGTGCTGCGACGGGCTCCGGTGCTGGTGCTGGCTCGGGTGCTGCGACGGGCTCGGGCTCGGGTGGTGCTTGCTCCTCCTCCTTCTCGAGACGTTTCATTTCGTATATGATATCCATGAGGCTCATTTGCTCACAGATATCATCGACGCTGCCGGATCCTTGTGCAGCCACAAGCATCTCAGCAAATGCGCGTTTTGGTTTGGTCATTTCCTTCTAGGACCGAAGATAAAATGCCGTTTTCTGGGACGCATGGAGCGCCTTTGGAAAATCTGGATTGTTGAGAATACACTCCCTGATGAGAATCCATAGATCCTTACGTGATGAGATACCTTCAAGCGTATCCCAAATCATCGCCGTGTTTTCGTCGTGGTTCTTTTTGAATGGAACCTGTGACGTTTCCATCTTGTTCTTCTCCTCGTTGAAACGCTGGATCATATACTTTTGTTCGATGGCGGTCGTGGGGAGATCGAGGATGTAGACGTGGTAGACA